ATAATTGTGGGTGGATTAAGCGTTCTGAGTGGGTGGGTATGCTCCGTTTTCGGCACCTAATCGGCGAAAGCTGGATTTCCGAGAACTTCTTCACCTTGCGGGATGCGGTGGAAAAGTTTGGCGACACCGAACAGGAAGCCTTTTTCGTGTGGTGCAGCTACAAAAGCCATGATTTGAGCGAGGAAGATTGGGCATGGGGACGCAAGACGGACGAGTTCGGCACGCTGCACCATTTGCGACTGTTGGCAGACGAACCGGACTTTCAGACGATGACAGTAGTTTTCGGTGAGCCTATCAGCCAGATAGACCGCAGTGTTTTTGAAGATGTTGAAACGTGGGGTGTCTGTTCCCTGCAAGGCTGGGTAAACAGCTATGAAAGTGTCAGGTTCGTAGCCATAAACGAACATACGGCAGTCATAACGGGTGAATACAATGTTGAACAGGTTAAGGTGTGGTTAGAGAAATATGTCCCCATAAAGAGCCTTAAAATCAGTTGATGGAGAACGGCGGCATTTCTGCCGCCGCTACTTTCTTTCAGTGAACCATTGGCGGAAAAGAAAGATTACAAAGAAACCCTTTTAGGAGTGTATTCTTTTCTCTAACTCAATTATAATTTTATTAGCAACTAGTAATTTTTCCTCCAACTCTGATTTGGAAAAAGTTTTACCCTTATGCACAATATTATTTCTTGCAATTAGCAACTCTTTCAAATCAAGAATATTGATAGTATTAGCCAATTGTCGAGAAAGAAATTCCACTATAAAATTTATGGACTTTGCTCTGTCATTAGAAATCCCTTCTTTTAACATCAGCGTTGTGCTTAATTGTTCGATAGTACGCCACTTCCTAACGATTTCAAATTCAGAACTATTATTGTCTGCCATATTAGTTCTAACAATTATTTCTCGGTTCTTTGTGTTTGTTACTTGAACATAGACAAACCCTATTATAGCCATCATTGTTCCTAATGCGGCAATTATAAGACCAATGTCTTTGGTAATATCATATGTGTTGTTCTGATAAATATAGAACATAATACCAAAAACCGCATATACCATTCCAACCATAGAAATCATCAAATACATTCTTCGTGTACGATACTCTTTTGTAATTTCAGAATGTTTATTTGATAATATTTCTTGTTTTGCTTTTAATACATCGTGTAATGATATCTCATCTTCAGTCTTATGAGAACAAGCATTTTGCTTTGCTTTTTCTAATATCAATTCTGTTATTTCTTGCACAGACTGATTAAGAGCCGATTTTGCAGCATCTGTAAGTTTATTCTGTATATTATCCATTATTATCTTGATTAAAAGTCAAATATATAGTTGTCCCGATAGCAATAAATGTCATTATGATGAACCATATTACATGGCTAATATCTTTAAACTTATCTGTATCAAGTAAACTGCCCATAATTAGAGATGATACAAATGATGCTAATTGGATTGCTTTCGTCCACCATGTTTTTTTCTTTACTACCATCATTCGTGGCTGATTGGCAGCTTCTTTTACATTTGATTGTGTAACTTCTGAATTGGTATCGTAAATACGCCGACTAGCTTCTATACGACTAGCTTCGTCCACAATATCTCCAGCAATGCGCTTAGATTGATGTATGAGTTCATTTTTAGCCCCTGAGCTAAAGTTGACAATTTTATCGTCTGATATGTCAAATTCTATTTTCATTCATGAATTATCTTATAAATACGTTTTTTGAATTTTATATGGCGATGCAAAATTACGAAAAAAGTCCTAAGGATAAAATGCTTAGGACTTTTTGATGCTATTTTTCCTCGCCGCTGTCATTATTGAACGAAAACGACAGTTGTTGCATCTGCCCGAAGCTGTCAATGATATAGATGTCAATCGTCTGCTGGTCGGTTGATGCCGATGTGTAGTAGAGCCGGAATGTTTCTTTCTCCAGCGGGTACAGGTCATTGGGCAGGAACACCGTACCGTTATCCATTTCCAACTTTCTTTTGCCGTCAGGCTGGAAATAGCGTATATAGTAGGTTGTAGGCGTAAATACCAATTGAAAAACATACCATTGGCTGACTGAAAAGTGTACTATTAAAAAGATATCCCCCAAAAATAAAAATAAGAAATGCTTTATGAGGAGTCAATCAACCATAGTAGTAACTAGACCTATTGCAGAAATAGAAAGAGAATAACTGTATTGATTTAAAGCCGGAGCGTTATGCTTCCGGCTTTATGTTATCTTTTAATTGTAGAGTTGGCATCATCATTTTTAGGATTTTCGTAGAATTTATATACAAAATCCTAATATCCTCTTGAGTAAAAGATAATTTCATCGTTCCGCTGCATTCATAATACTTTTGGTTATTAAACTCTTTATCGCAAATTTTATATACATTCTGATATAATTGCCGAAAAATAGGAATATGAAAATATCTAAATTTATAGGCAGAAAGAGATTCATATAAATATTGAATAGATTGTATCAATTCTGCTTCATCACTTGGATCTATGATATATTGACTATTTGCTTTCTGGAAAACCATTAATCTTTGAATAATTTCTCTATCCATTGATAAACACAAATTCATTATATACTTGTGTGATTCCAACTCTTTTTGCAGTTCGATTTTATGGGATTCCAGGGCTTTATTGTAGCTATCTTTAACTGATTCTATTTCTTTTGTTATTTGTGCTATATCTTCCTTTGTAGCAAGATTTTTTCCTTTTTCGCTTTCATAATTTATTTCACGAGAATCCTCTTTCATGGCAAGGTTTTCTCCTTTTTTCTTGTTATATCCTTCCCATATAAGGAAAATTCCAAGTAATAATATTTCCAAGGTTAGTCCAATCCATTCCATGTACTTTTCAACTTTATCTATGAGTTTTTAGAAGTCGATATAAATATTGAGCCAATCCTTCAATTGTAGGATATATTGTTACCTCATTAATACCATAGCCTAATAATATTTTACGCATTTCCTGTTTTAAAGAAACATCAAAAATTAGTTTTATAAATCTATTTGAATTAATCAGTTCATTAAAAGGCTTAGAATAATCTGTTTGTATAGAAAAGTAACCAAACTGATTCTTCATCTTGGGTGAATAATGAGGAATAGCTATAATTTCATTTGTATTACTTTTAAAAGGATTCGTATCTGATGTTTTATACTCTACTCCCTGTTTTTTTATCAAAAGATATACAGCAAACTCTTTCTCTGTTTCTTCACCAGGGCCTAATATTTTGGGCAATGTAGCAAAATATAATGCAATTAGAGGATTTGCTGTCCAATCCATAAGTCTCGTTGGAAGTCCAGAGTGTTGTGCTAGGGCCAGCCATTCCCAATCATTACTAGGAATCTTATCTATAAATTGAATAGCCTGGCATTTGAACATATTAAATATACTAAGTTCATTATAATAGCTACCAAATGGAATAGTTAATCTTCCTATTGATGGAATTAGTTGAAATTTAGCATCGCATATACCTCTAAAAAAATATCTTGTTCCTTCTCCATTTTCTGCGAAATGTGAAACATATTCATGATATTCTTGAAATGATTGTATTCTTATCTCTTTCATATTATGGATTCAATTATTTTCTAAAATGTTTTTCAAAATATTCTTGTGTATTAACTGTTGGTAATACTATAGGTATTGAGAATTTTATTTTACTTATACTTTCATTTTGCTGTGCATTCTCAGACGATAATCCGGCATTAATGATTTTGGCTATTCCAATACCTGATTTATTACCTTCCTTTTCAGTAATAGTAATTGCTATATCCATATCTATATTTTGGACTCTTGTTTGCCTTCTATAAACGGCATGAAATTTTTCATTGTCTATATAAAGATCATTATCTTTCCCTTGAATATCATCAGGGCAAATAAGCACATTAGTTTCTTTGTACTTATCTTGCGTTTCTATTACCGCATCGATTATTTGGCTTAATGACTCTTTAATAAATTCTTTAAGTTCCATAATTATTTTCCTTTCTCTATTTTTATTTTATACGATAAGCCCCGAACCATAAGGAACGGGGCTGGAATAATTGTGTTTAAATATTTGATGTAGCGCCTGTAACACTATCAGTTTCTTCCTGTTCAATTTTTGAACTAACAGCTTCTTCAATTAAGCCATTTACTTTTTTAATATATTCATCATCAGGGTCTTCTTTATATATAATTTTAGTTACTTTTTTATCAACAATATAAACGTAATCGCCTAAATCAAAATTACCACCTTTAGTTTTACATCTAAATCTATGTTTAACCCTCCATCCGCAAAATTCAGGTTTAAAGCCAATAGAAGCATTTCTTATTGAATCTGTATAACTATTTACAATACTCATTTTTGATTTAACCTCATCTAAATGTTTTCTCATTTCATTGTATGCTTCTTCATATTTGATTCTCCCATAAGATGAATAGCTATCTCTCCATATTTCTGCTGTTCTTTGCGCATCTTTTACTTTATCAAGTCCTTCTTGCACGTCATCGAGAAATGAACGTGCTATATAAGCATAAGATTTGATTACTGAATCTGTATATATAGATGTAAATGCACTATCTATTTTAGTTTCAACAGGTTCATAGCTCTCAAAGTCATAAAGAGTTTTGAACATTTCTTGTTTTATAAGTTCTGCTACCTTCTCCTCGTGGGATTTACAGCCTGCAAGTAAAAACGCGGGCAATAAAATAAATAGTATTTTTCTCATATTTCTAGATTTAAGATTAAACATTCGGATTCAATTTTATCTCCTTGCCACAATGAGGGCAATGTATAATCCCCTCTTTTGGTTTATCGAAGAGTTCTGTTACTGGCACACCTAAAGCGGTGGCGATCTCTTCCAGTCGGCTTATGTTAGGATTTCCATTAAGAGATTTGGACAGTCCGACTTCTGTAATACCTATCATGCCTGCAAGGTCTTTAAGCATTATACCTTTCTCTCTGCAAATTTCTTTTATTCTAAAATTCATAATTAAACGATTTGTTTATGGTGCAAATATAAACAAAAAATCGTATTAGTATAAGAAAATCAATAAAATAATACGATTTGTTTAAGTATTAATATTTATTAACTATGTTTTTGTTGTAGATAATTATACTATCTGTATATTTGCACTGTGGTAATTAAACAGATAGTATAACTAATAAAACAATATGACTATGGCAGCAACATTCAAAACTCAGTTAAGTTCAATCATGCGTATGGCATGGATGTTTGTAAAGAAATACGGTTTTTCAATGAGTGAAGCATTAAAGCAAGCGTGGCTCAACGCAAAACTAAAACAAGAGTTGAGCAAACGCATCGTGAAGTTCTACTTTCAGAAGATAAATGGTGAAATCCGTGAAGCATGGGGTACACTTGCAAGTGATAAGATACCTGATATTGTTGGTACTGACAACAGAAAGAAGAACGAGAGCGTACAGACTTATTACGATACGGTCAAAGAAGAATGGCGGTGCTTTAAAATAGCAAATCTTATTAGAATAGCTTAGTATTAACATTAAAATAAATATGACTTATGAGAATTATAGACTTTAATCCTGAATTGCACAAGATAACATTTACTAACAAACAAGAAACAGTAATAACTGAATCAAACATTATGTTATTAAAACGAATGTTCAACAATCCCGAAAAATACCAGTATTACATGAAAACACTTTGGCTGTTGCGTTCTCTGAGTGAAAAGAAATGTTGTAAAGATGGCATGATAGACTCTAATGATGAAGTTTACCCGATATTTAGGCTTGCAAATGAACTTATTGGTAGTCTGCTACGAGAAGACACCTTTTTTGACTGCGAAGGTAATCTTATGCAAGGCTTTAATCCAAACATGATGAAAACTGCAATGTAAATCCCTCACACGATTATTTTGAAACAATCAGCCAAATGTTTGTTCTGATTACGGCAATTTTTAGGATAAACATTTGGCGGTTGGTAATTTTGCCATAGAATGAAATGCGCTTCGTGGCAGTTGCGCTGCAAAGATATTCAAGGCATTTCTTTCAAGGGGTAAACTGCCACATTAGACCTCTTTTAAGATTTGCCTTTTTTATATGTCAAGCGTGGCAGGTCAAGGCAAGGCATTCAGGTGTGCATGGGTTCGAATCCCAGCTTGCTACTACGGTCAAAATAAAATCCTCATTGATGAATTGACCGGCCATCAATGAGGATATGTTTAATTCAGGTTTTACAGCGTATGAACAAAGAAACCATAAATGAATCCCAATTCATACGGTACAAAGATAAGCAAATTTCTTATTGTACCTACAATGGCAGGATATATATTTCTTGCAAGGGGCTTAATTCTGATATCGGGATAAGCATAAGCGAATGGAAATCAAAGAACATGTTGCAAATAAAAACGTATGCAGCCGAAAACGGATTGAAACTAAGAGAAATCATGTATTTCGGCCAGTATCTAGAAATCGGGATAGCCTTGATGTATTTCGCAAACAATAGAGAATTGACAGAGTGTGTAAAAAATCAGATTGGTAATTTAAATTCAAAGAATATGAATGAAATACAGGTTTTACAAAAAACAACTTTATTAGGTAAAAAACTTACCGTTTACGGTAATGCAGAGAATCCGTTGTTTCTTGCTAAAGATGTAGCAGAGTGGATTGAATACGATGTAAGCAGCCTTAATAAACTTGTAAATACAGTAGACGAAGATGAAAGGCTGGTCGGAACATTATTCCGGTCAGGTCAGAACCGTCAAGTCTGGATGCTCACAGAGAACGGTTTATATGAAGTCCTAATGCAAAGCCGCAAGCCGATAGCCAAACAATTCAAGAAAGGCGTAAAAGCCATACTGAAAGAAATCCGAACTAAAGGCGGTTATATGGCAGTAAAATCGGATGATACGCCAGAAGAAATCATGGCAAAAGCCATCCTGTTGGCAAACTCAACCATCGAAAGGCAGAAAGAACGAATATCTGTACTTGAAACCGAAAAGAATCTGGTAGAAGAACAGAACAGACTGATGGCGCCAAAAGCTGCCTACTCGACAATGTCCTTCAAAGCGAAGGATTGATAACAACAAATATCATAGCCAACGAACTTGGCATGAGTGCCAAAAAGCTGTACAAGATACTAAAAGATTTAGGCGTATTGTACAACCAGAATGGGGTTTACATGCTTTATGCCAAATACAGGGGATTAGGTTATGACAAGTACAGGACACACACCTATACAAGTGATACCACTGGTATGCAGGTTGCAAAGCAATACTTGTGTTGGACGCAACTTGGTAGAAAGTTTATACTTGATTTAGTAAACAGTAAATCGGCAGCTTAAAAACCGTTCATACACACGTCATTAAGTTGGCGTGTGTATAAAATGAAACAATTAGGAAATTGTTTCGTATCTGTTAAAATACAGCTTTGCTAGCCTCTTATTATTAGCTAGTTTTGAATATAGAAATATAATTTATAATTACACGATTATGAAAATATTGACATTGATCATTCAACAAAAATGGTTTGATGAAATCATTAAAGGCAACAAGAAACAAGAATTTAGAGAATTACGACCAGCGAGCGAGAAGAAATACATTGAATATCAGAAAGATGGTACATTTGATGCTATAAAATTCGATGCTATTCGCTTCTATGTTGGCTATAACAAAAACAGAGATACTGCACTCGTTGAAATCAAGAACATATCTTTTCTTGATTTTGTAGACGAGAACAATGAAATGATTGTACTTAAAGACCTGAAAACAGGCGAAGAATATGACAAGATGGATATTGTTTACGACTTAGGCAAAGTGCTAGAGATAAATGGTGTTAGTCAATAGAATGTATAACCTTAAAAAGAAAAATTATGGCTCGAAGGCAAAATCGAAATTTACGTTCACAGGTAAATAGTGTGACAGGCGCTTATTTAGGTAATACCACCAACCGTTCTTTTACAGGTGGCAGTGGACAATTTATGAATCATAACCAGAAATACCGTGAAGTCCGTAAGGGTTTAGGATTAGAAGCCGGTTGATAAATGACACTGCAAGAAAGGACATACAGCCATATTGACCTCGTCAGACAGAAGACTGACGGGGTTTTGCTGTTTCTGTCGCTGGGTAAGGATTCTTTGGTATTGCTGGACATGATCTACCCGAAGTTTGATAGAATAGTCTGCGTGTTCATGTACTTTGTCAAAGGCTTAGAGCACATCGAGAGATGGATTGGATGGGTAAAAGCCAAATATCCGAAGATAGAGTTTGTTCAGGTACCCCACTGGAACCTTACCTACATTCTTCGCGGTGGTCTGTATTGTGTGCCAAACCACAAAGTGAAGCTTTTGAAGTTGGCTGATGTTGTGAAAGCCATGCAGCTCAGATATGGACTTTACTACACTTTCCTGGGCATGAAGAAGGCCGACGGCATGAACCGCCGTTTAATGCTGAAAGGTTATGAAGCAAACGGGTATGAGAACAACGGAATGTGCTATCCTATGGCCGATTGGACGCAGAAGGATATTCTATCTTACATGAAGCAGAACGGCCTGCCAGAACCGGTGAGATATAGCTTGAAAGCGTCAAACGGGGTCGGATTTTCATTAGATTGCTTTTTGTGGCTAAGAGAAAACTATCCTCAAGATTTGGAAAGAATATATCAAGTATTCCCTATGAGCCGTAGGATTTTATTTGAATATGATAATAAGCAAAATAACAATGGATGAAGTTTGGAAAGATGTAGTCGGATATGAAGGTCTTTATCTTGTGTCAAATCTTGGAAGAGTAAAGAATATCAAGTATAGACACGGCAGCAAAATTGCAGGTAAAGAGGGGAAAATTGTTGTACGCGACAAAATTCTTAAACCATTTCCAACAAGAAAAGGATATATGTACATTGAGTTGAAAAAACTCAATGGAGAAGGTAAAACGTGTAAAGTGCATAGGCTTGTTATGGATGCGTTTACTGAACCTCATCCTGATATGCAGGTAAATCATATCAATGGTATAAAGTCTGATAATAGGCTTGAAAATCTTGAATGGGTTACTCAATCAGAGAATATCAGGCACGCAATTAGAACAGGTTTATATATTCCACGTAACAACGTGTGTGAACGCCCCAAAAAGGAGGTGCAGTTGTTAAAAGATGGTGTCGTTATTGGAACATATCCAAGCATAAGAGAAATGTGCCGCGTTAATAATTTGAACAACGGAAATGTTACAAGTTGTTTGAATGGGAAACGAGGTTATAAGAGTGTAAATGGATATACATTTAAGCTAACAGGAAGAATATTATAATTATAACAAACAAAATTAATAGGAGGAACGCAGAGTCGGAAGGAGACAAAGAAGTTATCGTGAAATTCTTGCAACAACAAGAAGATTAAGAAACACATATGCCTCAGGAGGTAACATTTCAAGAAATATGACCAACAATCAGCGTATAACCAATGCTGGAAGAAGTGCTACTCAAAATCTTGCAAGAAACTTAAGAGTGGATGTTTCACTTCTTTCTTATCCAAACTTTAAAGATAGACGTGGTTTTACAACAGTTGCAAAAGGTTTAAGTAATGGCTAATATGGAACTAAGCAAATACATAAAGAGTGAATCGGTGGAACTTAATCGTTCCGCCATTCACTTCGCAGATTATAACCCCCGGAAATTGTCTGAGGAATCCCGGAAGACATTGAAGCGGGGTATTAAGAAATTCGGGCTGGTTGGAGGAATCGTAGTCAACAAGCGGACTGGCCTTACTGTCGTATCCGGTCACCAGCGTCTGACAGTCATGGATGAGCTGCAAAAGTTCCCGGAGAACGACTACAGAATTCGCGTTGATATCATTGATGTAGACGAAAAGTAGGAGAAGGAATTGAACATCCTGATGAATAATCCCAACGCGCAAGGTTCATGGGACTATGACGCTTTGGCCCGATTGGTTCCGGATATAGATTACCAGGATGCAGGTTTGACGGCAGCCGATTTGAATATGATAGGCTGTGATTTCTTACTCCAGACAGAAGAAGAAAGTTCTATCGCTGATGCTTTGGAGGATATGATGGCACCTGTCACAGAGCAGAAAGAAGCTGAAAAGGCCGCAAAGCAGATGGAAAGAGCTGAAAAGGTAGCTCACATGAAAGAAGTAAAGCAGCAGGTGAAGAATGCAGCCCAGAAACAGGCTCAGGATATGGATGCTTATCTGATGCTTTCCTTTGACACGTTCGAAGCTAAGGCAGCCTTCTGCGAGAGATTTGGTTACGACCCCTACTCCAAATTTATCAAGGGAGAAGTATTCGATGAACAGATAGAAAGAATTGAATGACAACATGAAATTTTAGGAGGAAAGTCGAGTCAGAAGAAAAACATATAGCCAGTTGTATCAACAGTCAAGACGAATAATGTACAACGCCGGAAGGCAATACGGGCTTGGTACAGACAGACAAAAAAGTATAAGAGACAGAACGAAGTCTATAATGGAAAGATATGCGGCAAGGATAGACAGCTATTTCTCAAAGAGAGGGATTGATATTTATGGTGATAAGCCTGTTTCTCGCCGCATTTATATGGGTAACAATAACGGATGATTGATTATGAAAAGTGAATCTCAAAAAAGCAAACATACAGGACGAAAGCCCAAATTCGATTACAAGAGTGAGGAATTCCTCTCTCAGGTGGAGACGTATGCCAAAAAGGGATTCACGGACAGAGAAATCGCTTTTGCGTTAGGCCTGGCTCCCCAGACGTTCTGTGAGAAGAAGAATGAACACTCTGAATTATGCGAAGTATTAGCGCGCGGGCGTGCGACCATCACTGCAGCTGTACGTGCCAAGTTCCTTGCTGTAGCTTTGGGCGGTATCAAGACCAAGAGTACAGTAGTTAGAAAGCTGAAAGACCAGGACGGAAACCTGACCGGCGAAGAAGAGCTTCAGGTAAGTGAAAGCGAGCTGGCTCCCAACCTTCAGGCAATGTCTGTCTGGCTATATCATCACGACGATGAATGGAGGAAGGTTGAACGCCGTCAGGACGAAGACGCAGATATTCCAAAGGATATTAACCACGGAATTTCTATTGACTCATGGATTAAAGACAAACTGAAATGATTGTACCCCAAACGATATATCATCCGCTATATACCGATAGCGAGAAATTTATCATTCTCATTACCGGTGGCCGTGGCTCGGGGAAGTCTTTCAACGCTTCTACCTTCATAGAGCGGCTGACGTTCGAGATGACTCCCACAGAGAAGATAGTCCACCAGATTCTTTATACCCGTTACACGATGGTATCTGCAGGGATGTCTATTATTCCTGAAATGATGGAAAAGATAGATTTGGATGGAACCACGAAGTATTTCAAGACCACCAAAACCGATATAGTAAACCGGATGACCGGCAGCCGTATCATGTTCCGTGGTATCAAGACTTCTTCCGGGAATCAGACGGCCAAGTTGAAATCAATTCAGGGTATCACCACCTTTGTCTGTGATGAAGCAGAGGAATGGACTAGTGAGGACGAGTTTGACAAGATTATGCTCTCCATCCGTAAAAAGGGAATCCAGAACCGGATTATCATCATCATGAATCCATGCGATTCGAACCACTTCATCTACAAGAAATACATCGAGAATACTCACCGGCTGGTGGAGATTGACGGCGTCCAGGTACAGATTTCCACCCATCCGAATGTGCTTCATATCCATACGACTTATTTCGACAATATCGAGAACCTTTCTCCTGAGTTCCTGAGAGAAGTCAAGGAAATGAAAGAGAAGAATCCGGAGAAGTACGCTCATGTGGTTATCGGTCGATGGGCAGACGTGGCCGAAGGTGCCGTGTTCAAGAAATGGGGTATCGTGGATGAGTTCCCCATGTGGTGCAAGAAGGTGGCTATTGGACAGGACTTTGGTTATACCAATGACCCATCGGCTTCTATTCGGTGTGGAATCATTGACAATGCGCTTTATCTGGATGAAGTGGATTATAGAACTGGATTACTTTCTGGGGATATTATAAAGACGCTACGCCCGTGGAATTTGAGAGTGATTGCCGACAGTGCGGACCCGCGACTCATTCAGGAGATTCATAACGGAGGGATTAAAATATACGCGGTAGAGAAAGGACAAGGTTCTGTCAATGCCGGTATTGACAAGATGCAGGGAATGGAAATTTTCATCACCAAGCGTTCTTATAACCTGCAGAGAGAGTTCAGAAATTATGTCTGGGCAAAGGATAAGGACGGAAACTACATCAACGAGCCGGAAGACCACGATAACCACGGTATTGATGCTGCACGCTACTATGTGCTGGGAGAACTTCTCGGTAGAATTATGAAACCCAAAGACGTTTCAGGAATATTTGGACATTAAACTTTGAAATATGACTTTAGAAGAAATTTTAGCTATGCCGGAAGTAGAGAGAAAAATCTACTATCTGAAAAAAGGACGAAAGACTGAGCAACCAAACGCTCACGCTCTTTACAATGACTGGAATCCGAACAAGCACGAGATAGTGATAGATGAAGAGAAATACCCGAAAATCAAAATCACGACCCAGCCTGAGAAACGGATTACAGACCCGACAACCGGGAAAGAATATATTGAGCCGGCAGTAAGGAAAGAAGTTGACCCGAACAGGATTGCTCTTCCTATCGAGCAGGACATCGTGAACATTCAGACTGCCTTCACTGTGGGAACAGAACCGGTCCTTGATTGCCAGCCGGATGAATCGGAGGAGAATCTTCTTTCGGCCTTGAAGCAGGTGTTCAAGAAGAACAAATTGAAATACCAGAACAAGAAAGTAGTCCGGGCATGGCTGGCCGAGCAGGAAGTGGCCGAATACTGGTATGTGGTGAAGGATGACGGCTTCTGGGCAAAACTCAAACGAAAGATTTCAGGAATCTTCGGCAAATCAAAGCCTGAATACCGTCTGAAGAGTGCCATCTGGTCTCCGTTCCGTGGCGACAAGCTCTACCCTTTCTTCAATGACCAGGGGGATTTGGTGGCCCTATCTCGTGAATATAAGAAAAAAGACCTGAACGATGTAGAGATTACCTGTTTCATGACCATTACCAAGGACATGGTTTACCAGTGGGAGCTAACGAGCAGCTGGACTGACAAAGGCTCATTTGCTCATGGATTCAAGAAGATGCCGGTGATTTACATGTATCGTCCGGAAGCGTATTGTGAGAAGATTAAGAGTCTTCGCGTAAGACTGGAGAAACTTCTTTCAAACTATGCAGACTGTATCGACTACCACTTCTTCCCTATCCTCATGCTTTTTGGTAACGTGGAGAATTTCTCAGGTGAGTTCAAGAACCGTGTGGTCGAGCTGACCGGTCAGGGAGCAAATGCCCAGTATCTTACCTGGTCTCAGGTACCTGATACGGTGAAGTTCGAGGTGGAAACCTTGCTGAGCCAGATATACGGACTGACCAATACGCCCAGAATCTCTTTTGACTCCCTGAAGGGTACAGGAAACGCCGTTTCCGGTGTGACTTTCGACTATGTGTTCATGTCCACCCACCTGAATGTGGAAAATCTGAATGAAACGGTAGGCGAGTTCATGCAACGACGTGTAAATTTCCTCATATCAGCTTTGGGTTCCGTGAATTCTACCCTAGAAGAAGCCTCCGAAACCATTGACGTGGATGTGCAGATGCAGCCGTATAAGCTGGAGGACATCAAAGACAAGATAGACACAGCTATTAAGGCCAAGGACGGTGAAATCTGGTCACAGCAGCGGGCCATCACCTTCGTGGGGAACGTGGATGCAGTTCTGGATGAGATTGAAGCCATCAAGGAAGAGCAGGCTGAGAAACAGAAGAACGATATTGAGAAGCAGAAACAGCTTTTCTCTCTCAAAAGTTCCAGCAGTAAATCTGAAGAATAAAACAATCCAGTCAGAAAAATTACGAGGTTTATACAAAACAGACGAATGGGAATCTAAAATATTTACCAATTGAGTAGCGGTATCTTTCGAGGTATCGCTATTTTCTTTATCATAGTAAAAACATGAATACTTCTTTGTAATTATTCGTTATTTTACTATATTTGCATCGTAATTAAGTCTTAAACGCTATGAGCTACAAATCAGTTAAAGACGTTGTAACGCTGCTTACTGAAAATGGCTTTTGGTTCGTGAGGCAGAAAGGCAGTCACATGGTTTACACTGATGGTAGCCATGTAGTGATTGTCCCAGACCACGGCAAGAAAGGCGTTGAGAAAGGCACTTATTACAACATTCTGAGGCAAGCGGGGCTAAAATAGCCCCCGCCTCTTTTGTTTAACGATAAAAAGGAGGTCAGTATGAAAACCGTAGAAGTGATTGTAGAACATGCTGGAAATAATCTTAGTGCCTATATTGAAGGTGCTCCGGTGATTACTGTCGGTAACGACGTGAAGGAAATCGAGAAGAACATGAAGGAAGCTGTTGAACTTTACCTGAAATCATGCAAGGAGATGAACATCGCTCCAGTGGAAGTTTTACAGGGAGAGTTCACCTTGAAGTTTAAGATAGATGCTGCCACTTTCATCAACTATTACAGCAGTATCTTTACTAAAGCTGCTTTGAGCCGGATAACCGGAATTAATGAACGTCAGTTATGGCATTATGCTGCTGGAGTCCACAAACCGCGCAAACAGCAGTTGGAGAAGATTCAAAAAGGTATTAACGCACTGACAGAAGAATTGGCAGCTATAAACTTGTTGTGATATTGTTAAAAGATGGCAACTTATATTTACATTGATGATACAGGTAATGCACAACACAGGAGTGGATTCAAATATGATACCTCTAAATCGGCTTCTTGGTGTGCTATAATATTGAATGAAAAGCAATATGATTCTGCACTTAAATTCATGAATTACATGTCAAATGAACTTCAAAAACAATTGGATATGGATGAATTTCATTTTGCAGACATATTTTCAGCTAAAGATATATATAGAAACGTTGAAAATAGATTTGATATTTTTAAAGACTTTTCTCGTTTCTCTGCGTTAGAACAATATATTGTTATACTTCAAAGTTTTGGAGAAGATGACTATAAGCGTAATAAAATAGAAAAGACCAATACTGTAATTGATGGGTTTAAACTATATGAATATTCTGATTTCGCCTTATTTATTCTATTATTAAGAATCAAAGATTATTTGAGTTCAAATCTATCTTATACAAAACCATATAAAATAGTAATAGATGAAGGCAGGTATAAAAATAATTCATACCAGGACTGTTTAATTTTTGGAGATTTATTAGAAAATAAAAAAATCTTATACAAATCTTCAAAAGAAGAAAAGTTACTACAATTAGCGGATTTTACAGCTTTTACTTTAAATCGTTGCACTTGGTTAAATATGAAAGATAACCTAAGTGTATATGATAAGGACTTTCTTCAAATTGCTTCTGATGCTAATTTTAATGCTCCTTTTTTACGTAAGATGGGCTTGCGTATTGATAGTAATAGGAAACAGATATATGAAAAACTATTAGATATTGCAAATAATAAAAATCAAACACTATCTAAAGAAAACCTAGATGATTTTGTCAGCAAGCTCATAAATAAACAATAAATTACGAGCGTGATTATTTTGGTAGTCACGCTTTCTTTTTGCCTAAAAACGAACATTTCCCCAATTGTTTCGTATCGTTAGCCTTAAAATTTCTCCTTCCCTTTCTCTATAAGTAAATTTACCGTATGAAATTATTAATCAAACTCATACGGTATGACAATCTTTGAACAAATCTTGGCAGGACTACAACAGAAATTCCCTGGGGTGGACACTGCCACACTTACCCGAATTGCCACAAAGAAGGCAGAGGGTGTAACGGACGAAACGAAGGTGACCTCCATCGTGGAGGGTATCTCATTTCAGGACGTGATGCAAAACTATGGTGATTTCCGTGCAGGACAGGCGCAGACTTCCGCTGTTTCAAACTACGAGAAGAAGCATGGACTGAAAGACGGAAAACCAATCGAGAATCCGAAACCAGAACCACCGAAACCAAACGACCCTCCAAAGCCGCAGGAGACAGACATCGCAAAGATGATTGCCGATGGCATCGCCGCCGGTATCAAGCCGTTTGCCGACAAGCTGGCCAAAATGGAGGAAAATGAAGCGCAGGCGCAGCGCAATTCTCAGATTTCAGCAGTGGCGAAGAAGTACGGTATTCCCGAATTTATGCTGAAAGACCGCAACATTCCCGAAAACACGGACTTGGACACTTATTTCAAGGACATGAAGCAGGATATGTCTAACAACGGTTTTCAGTTCTCCAAAGCTCCTGAAACTGCCGAACAGAAGCAGGAGAAGGAAGCGAGCGAGTTCGCCAAAATGATTGAGGCGGACACAAAATCTATTGTCGAACAACAAAACAAGTAATTTATGTCAGCAGGATTTAAGTACAACATTGAGCCTGAACCGTCCATCGAGGAACGCTATGACGTTTCTACCGGTGTAAGACGTAGAGGCCCTTACAAGCTGGATACGGCCAACCTTGTCGCTGGTTCGTTTCTTCCATCCTTTACACCGATTGCCGCCGACTTGGTGAAGAAGACCGCTCAGGTGGCTATCCGTGTAGAAGTCTATGAAAAGTTTACCACCGGTTCCAATACCACATTGAAAATCAAGAAAAACTCTTTGGCTTATGTGGGTATGCATCTGGGTAATGGTTCTCATGGGGCTACCATCAACAGTATTGACAAATCAAACAAAGATTTCGATAAGTTGACGCTGTCTGCCGACTTTGGCGAAACATTGGAAGCTGGTACTGTACTCTATGAAGCTACAGCGGTAAGCGGCACAACTCCGAAAGTCATTGCTAACTCAGCCTTGTACGGAAGAGTACAAGTAGAAGAAGGCATTGTATTAGTTGCTCTTTTGATGCGAGCATTCGAGATTGAGCCTACCAAATTGGTTATGCCTTTCTCTGACATTGACAAGGCCAACATGCCGCATTTCCAGTTCAACGCTCCTGACGTTACTCAAGGTGGAAAGGCTGTAGTTGCCAAAGCGTCTTCCAGTCAAGATGGCTTGATGAGTAAAGAAGACAAAGCTAAATTGGATGGTATCGCATCCCAAGCCAACAAATTCACTTTGTCTGCAGCAACATCTTCTGCTCTCGGAGGTGTAAAGCAAGGTGTTAAAGTAGATGATGCTACTGGGCAGGAAGATGCACATACAAAATTGAATGCCCTTCTGGCATCTTTGAGAACAGCAGGTGTAATTGCAAGCAAATAAAGAAAGGAGGTAAAACATGATGCTAACTATTCATACTCTGTTTAATGACCCCAATATCGTAAACGCCGTTATCCAGCGCGTCCTTCAGACTCGTAAGGATACAATCTACTGGCAGCAGTATCTTGATTTCCGTAGAACGACTACCCGTGTATTCAAGGACTACATCGGTCAGGTTACTGGAGTGATGGCCGGTTCTATTAACTCACGATACGGCGAGAAGCCTATCCGTGAACGCCGGAATATCGGTTCAGGATATGGTGAAATCGCTTATCTTGGCGATGCTTACCAGATTTCCATTGACCGCCTGTCCGAACTTCAGGACTTGATTGACAAGTTTAACGCAGCTAAACCTGCTGACCAGGTAGCAGCCATGCAGGAAATCGTGAATTTCATCTATGACGATTACCGCCAGGTACTTTTGGCAGCTCACAAGCGCATGGATATTATCGTAGGTTCACTTCTGATGACCGGAGAAGCAGCTGTTAAGAACAAGGACGACAATGCCGGAGGCGTTGACCTTCTCAACATTGAATTGCCGTTCAAGTTCATCAAGCCTGATACTGGTGCGAAGACGAACTTCATCACCTATTTGCAGCAGCAGATTAATGCACTGAAAGCGGACTACGGTAATTTCCAGAAGATGATTATGTCACGAGGAACTTTCGTGAAGAATATCATCGGGTCGGCTGAGTTTGGTGACAAGTTCAAGATGCAGCTTACAGGAAATGAGATGTATCTTTCAACTGGTTTGATTACATCTCAACTGGCTTCCCAAGTATTCACTGGCATCGGGCTTCCGGCCATTGAAATCAAGGAAGATTACGTGAAAGACCAGACCGGGAAGAACGTGCAGATTTATGCAGACGACCGTATCACCTTGCTTCCGCAGGATAAGGTCGGTTATATGCGTTTCCACACTCCGTACGAAGCAGTGGACGGCGTACCGGGACGTAACTACACCCAGGCAGACGGTGATATGCTTATTTCCGGTTACAAGGACAAGAACGGTCGTTATTTGGAATACACTGCAGAGTGGATTCCTCAGATTACGAACCCGAATCTGATTGTGAACTTTGATTTGTCAACCATGAACGCATGACAGTAAACGACTACATATCACAGAAGTTTCAGACCTTCGGCATCAACTTGTCGGAGGCTGACCTTTTGGAGATAAGTTTGTCTTCAGAAGTAAGCGGAGAGGATGAGATGGGCCCGTCAAACATCGGACTTGTTTCGGTGTCTATGGCGAAGTTTATCCCCTCTCTTCTACTTCGTGCTACTTCCATCAGCGAGAACGGTTTCTCTATGTCCTGGGACACCAAAGGCTTGAAGGAATACTACTCATTCTTGTGCAAGAAGTATGGCCTTGAAGACACACTGTCAGATAAACCTAAAGTCAGATTCCTATGATATTCGCGCCACATATATTACAAATCAAGGTTACTACTCCAATGGAAACAGACGAGTTCGGCCGGCCTATTCCCGGAACCGGTGGAGAAAGCTGGCAGGACGTATGTAAGTGCCGGTGTGATGATAACTCCACCAAGGAGTTTACTTCGGAGAACGGCGAGGTGTACCGACCGAACTATCACATAGTCTGTGAAAAGAAAACCTCCCTGAAGGCTGGCGATGAAGTCAGATGTATGGATGGCGATAATACCAGGGGAACTGGCAAGGTTTACATGGTGAAGAATACGAATTATTTTGGTTACTCAGAGATATGGCTGTAAAGTTTGATTTTTCGGACGTGGACAGCTTTTTCGACCAAGGTTATGCCGAGGTTAGAGCTGTTGAGGAGAAAGTCGGCAGAGAAGCTGTTGATTATGCTGTGAAAAATGGCAATTATCAGAATCAAACCGGAACACTCCGAAAGTCAAACAAGTATTCAGTTCAGGACGATGGGCTGGAGTTAAGGAATGAAGCTGAATATGCTTCGTTCGTTGAATCCAAAGGTTATGAAGTCTTGAGTGGCGCAGCCATATTTGCTGAGAAACGATTGAAGGAGGAAATCAAATGAAGAAATACATTGGAACAAAACAAGTAGAAGCAGAACCCATGACGATGGGTAATGCTTATAGTAAAGGATTTCTGCAAGCTGGCAAAGTTCCATCGGAAGCCGAAAAGGATAATGCTGGCTATCATGTGAAGTACAAAGACGGTTATGAAAGCTGGTCGCCGGCAGAACCGTTTGAGGCTTCGTATCGTGAAGTGTCGGAAGAAAGTGAAAATATGTGCTTCGGTGATGCTATTGAAGTCCTGAAACAAGGTGGTGCAATCCGAAGAATAGGCTGGAACGGTAAAGGATTGTTTGTTATCAAGCAAGTTCCAGCGCATATCGATAGCAACATCATTCCGAAAATGCAGTCACTTCCACAGTCAGCCAAAGACCTTATTCTGAAAGGTAAAGGCTTTATCGACTACACAAGCCAGTGTCTTATCTACAATGAGAATACTGGACGTGCTGATTCATGGGTTCCGTCCATTAGTGATGTATTTGCAGAAGATTGGGAGATTGTACAATGATAGTAACCACCGACATAGCGAACATACTCTATCGTGATTGCCAGCCTTTCGGTTTTGACATTGTTCCTCATGGCAAGAAGCTGACGGGACCGATGAAGTCCGAAAGGATTGTCATTCACTCTAAGAAACAGCAGCCGGGAACGTACTGGAAGAAATCCTTCGTTGAGGTGAATCTTTGTGTTCCCGATTTGAAGGAAGGCGAAGCCAATACCATCCGGCTGAACGAACTGGAGAAGCAGGCACAGGGATTGTTTGACGGTGTTACCGGTCGCTATGACGGTACAACCTATCATTATTCTATCGAATCAATTGGAACGGAGGAGGACACTGCTTTAAAGTGTCACTATGTGAATGTAAGAATTTTGTTTGAAGTTTTAAATGTGAAATAATATGGCAGAAGCAAAGAAAGTCACAGCCGCGAATATCAAGAAGCTTTGGTATGGCGAAACAAGCGAGATTACCGCAGATTTGACAGGACAAGCCTTGCATACTCTTTTACAGGGTGAAGCATTGAAAGAAATCAAGAATATCCATCAGGATACATGGACGATTGAAGAAGCAGAAGCAAGTCGTACAAATTACAAGAACCAGCTCACGAATCAGACTTATCGAAGTGATAAGGAAATGGGTGATGTTACTGTAAACTTCACTATTGGAGAATACGACTATCCTACTAAGAAAGACCTTATGGGTGGTGATATTATTAACACTGATAAGGGTTGGAAACGAGCAAGAGGCAAGGTAAACATTGAGAAGTTACTAGTCGCTTTGACTGACGATGACCAGTATTGTGTGATTCCCCGTGCTGACATCGGTGCACGTGAAGCCACAACAGACAAGGCTGTCGGTATTCCTGTAAGTGCGGTGGAACTGGAACCACAAAATGCAGAAGTTGCACCGGAATACTGGTTTGACTCATCTGAAGTAACAGCAGGTGCTTAATGCCTATCCAATAGGTAGAGATTGAATTCCATAACAGGGGTGGGCTTTATGGCTTCACCCCTTAATTTTTATCTTTTATCAGAATGAATCAAGGAGCAAAAATAGTAACTGAATCCATTATCGGAAGTGATTTCAGAACGGTGTTTGTCGCTGGGAAAGCCTACACGGTCTACCCTCCTACTATCAACAAACTGGCCGGAGCAATCTCCCATTTGTCAGGCGTACAAGAAGCAGACAATTTGAAAGAAGTTCTTCTCTCCCTGGGAGAAAGTGAGGCCTACAGCAGGGCTCTTTCCTGGCTGATAGCTGGTGACGAAAACTTGAGTGAAGAGTTAGCCAAAGGAACATACGAAGAAAACGTAAATGCTTTAGATGAAGCACTCTCTATGATTGACTCAAAGGTTTTTCTCAAAGCTGTCAGCTTGGCGAGGAACGTAAGTCTGCTGGCAGCGAAACCGAGGTCGTAGGAAATGATACTCTCTTGGGACAGATTGCATCGTTCATGGAAAATCTGCATCTGTCATACCAGGAAGTGGTCTATGAGATACCATACAGGAATTTAGTATTAATGCAGCGTGACAAGCTTCATACTGTAACCGGGACAAAAGTCACGAAGGTGAAAGGCAAGGATATGGCTTCACGCAGAAGAAGAAACAAGAAATAGATATGGCTCTATTAGAATGTTAAAAAGCAACAGAAACGTTACTTTTTTACGTTACAAAGTTTGCTTAATAGTAACGAAAATGTTACCTTTGCATTGTCAATTAAAAGTTCTTTGATTTATGAAGTTTTCAGAGTTTTACAAATTGATTGAGTCAGCAGGCTGGACAATCGAAAAGGGAAAGAAACATCACAAGTATGTTCATCCCGACTTTGACTACTTTATCCCTGTAGGCAGACATCCGGCCAAAGAGATACCTAAAGGTACTCTTGACAGCATGATGAAAAAGGCGGGGTTAAAGAAGTAAAAGAACAGCACCCACTTCGGTGGGTGCATTTAATTGACAAAACTTAAAATACACGATTATGAAGAAGATTCAGGCTATTATTGAAAAAGCAGATGATGGAGGAATCTCTATCTATTCTGAAGATGTAAACGGTGCGTATGGCTTTGGGCTTACAGAACAAGAAGCGAAAGAGGACTTTATTTCTGTTTTAGAGGAACAGGCAGAATATTACAAAGAAAAACATGGTGAATTTCCAAGTTGGTATAAAGCTGGCTATTCTGTGGAGTATGTGTATGACTTAAGTGGATTTTTTGAGGCATTTCCGTTCATTAATGCCAGTAAGTTCGCAAAGGAAATAGGTTTAAATGAATCTGTGATGCGAAAATATAAAGGCAAGATCGTGACGGCTTCCGAGAAACAGAAAGCATATATACAATCCAAATACAATGAAATACTTAAAAGAATGGAACTTGTCAAGTTTTGATATTCCAGCCGTGAGGCTTTGATATAAATTAAAGAACAAATTGACAATTTGGCGCATCATTATGATGCGCCTTTTTTATTAAAACACTGAAAAACACAAATACGCAACAATAGGTTTATTGTTTGGTATTAATCATCGTAAAAACTGAATATTAATGAATTGAGGTGTAACTTCAAACATTAATATTCAGTTTATAATATATGGCTACACTTGTATTCCGCGTAAGCGCACAATATGATGAAGTTATAAGACTTCGTAATGAGATTAGTAAGCTGGAAGCCCAGTTAAAGAAGATGGACGTAAACAAATCACCCGCAGCCGCCAAGGCATTGGAAACTCAACTGGCATCTGCTCGCCAACAAATGATGGGGCTGGTGACCGAGGCGGCCAAAGCTGGTGCTGTAATGGAGAAAGACTTTAAGTCCAATATTTACAATGCCTCACAATCTGTAAATGATTTTACTCAAAAAATTATTGACCAGAAAAGAGTTGTCAAAGACGTAGAACATGATGTTAAGCGGTTGGGCAATGCTTATAAAACAGCTTTAAAAAGAAATCCGACGGGAGCTGCAGGCTTATTATCAGAATACCAATCTGCAAAGAAGACTCTCGATGAAGAAAAAGCTACTTTATTTGGTTTGACTCAACAGCAAGCTGAAGCCCGTCTTTCAGTAAAGAGACTGAAGGATGAATATTCTGCGTTTAAAGAGGAAGCAGGTGAAACGGTCGAAGCAAATGAAAAGATGTCTGTTTCCTTAACCAAAGTACTTGGTGTAATAGGTGGAGTAACTGCCTTGAAAAACTTTGCCACAGAACTTGTCAATGTACGAGGACAATTCCAGCAGCTTGAAATTGCTTTTTCAACCATGCTGAAAAGTAAGGAAAAAGCAAATAAACTGATGTTAGAGCTGGTGGATATTGCCGCAAAGACACCCTTCGACCTTCAAGGGGTGGCATCATCTGCCAAGCAAATGATTGCTTACGGCTCGTCAGCTGAGAATGTGGGTGATGAACTTGTAATGTTGGGGAATGTAGCCGCCGGTGTTGGCTCCCAGCTTAGTGAAATAGCCTATCTCTATGGCACATTAAGGACACAAGGGAGGGCCTATGCTGTCGATATTCGTCAGTTTGCAGGACGTGGTATTCCCATCTACGAGGAACTGGCAAAAGTGCTTGGTGTGACAAAAGATGAAGTTTCCGGTTTAGTAAAGGAAGGCAAGGTAGGATTTAAAGAAGTAGAACAGGCCTTTAAAAATATGACTAGTGAATCAGGAATCTATTATAACCTGATGCAAGAACAGTCTAAGTCTCTTACAGGGCAGTTGAGTAACCTTGGAGATGCTTGGGATACAATGTTGAATGAGATTGGGAAAGATACTCAGGGAATTGCTTCTGCAGGTATTTCAGGCTTGAAAGGTCTTATTGAGAACTATGAAACTGTTGGTAAGATTTTGATAGGACTGATTGCTACATACGGGACATACAAAACCGCTCTTATTGTAGTGCGAATAGCTCAGGATACATTAACGGCCAGAATGGAACTTGCAATTTTGGTTACCAAAGCTCAAATGATAGCACAAAAGGCTTTGAATACGGTTATGAAAGCCAACCCGTATGTCCTGGTAGCTACGGTTCTTGCCGGTCTTGTTGCTACAATGTGGGCCTTCCATGACAGCACAACCGCATCGGAAAAGGCACAACAAAAATTCAATGAAGAACAAAAGAATTTTGCGAATCAGGAAGAGGAACGCAAGAAAAAAATAGAAGAGCTGATACGCGTTATCCAAGATGAGACAGAAACCGAGTTTTCAAAGATCAAGGCCTATGAGGAACTACAAAGGTATTCTCCTGCACTTTCTTCTGCTTATACCCGTGAACAGCTGGCTGTACTTAATCTTGCAGAAGCAAATAAAGAACTGAATAAGGAACGAGACAAGAACAGTTATGAAAACATACTAAAGAATATTCAACAATGGGAGGAGAAAATAAAATCATTAAATGCTTCTTTAAAAAATGCGGGGCAAGGTGCCCCATTAATCGCTTCACAAATAGAATCAGCAAAAGCAAATCTTAACAAGTGGAAATCAGCCTTGAGCGAATATAATCGACTGAAAAAGGAAACAGAGGAAAACTCGAAACCTGTTGAAGTCAAGCTGATGGAAGCAAGAAGTAATCGTGAGCAGATTATACGCGAATACAATATAGCAAGACAAATATTGCAGGAAGAGCAAGAAAAAATTAAGAATTTTCCTTTTGCAACAATTCCTATTGACGTTCAAATACGGTTCAATAATGCGCAAGCAGCGTTAAAAGGGATTGACGGTACCATATCTGGCCTGGAATCGCAAAGAGAAGCATCGGAAAAGACGTATCAGCAAGCATATAAAGAAGCAAAAGCTGTTTACGAAGCAAAATTAAAGGCCGTAGAGGATGCTAAAAAAGGCACTGAATCTGCTTATAAGAAAGCTGTAGAAGAGTTGGAAGCAGCAGAAAAATCATATAAATCGCTCGGTGGTATAACAGGAGACACTCTGGCCAAACAAGAGAATGATGCGAAGAAAGATGCCGAGCGACAAAAGAAAGAGCAGCAACAGGTTGCAGAAGAACTCCTTCAGCTTCGCAGGACCAATCAGCAGGAAGAAATCAACCTGATGGAAGAAGGTTCTGAAAAGAAGCGCAGACAGATTGAGCTGGATTACCAGCGAGAAATCGATGAAATTAGGAAACAGCGCAAAAAATGGGAAGATGCGCAAGGAGGAAAGCTTACGTCTGAACAGCGGGAAGTATTAGGAAGTCGTGCGTCTAATGCCATGACGTCGCGTGAAAAAGGTCTGGCCGAAATTACAGAAACTGAAAATCAAGCTGCAATCGAGGCCAACGAACGTTACCTGAAAAGCTACGGTACATTTATGCAGAAACGTGATGCAATCATAGCTGAGTACACCCGTAAAATCTCGGAAGCCACTACTCAGGGAGACAAGGACATACTCCAGAAAGAAATGGATAAAGCCCTCTCCTCTCTTGATCTTGAGAAGCTGAAACAGGGAATCAACTGGGAACTTATCTTCGGTGACTTGGACAAGGTATCCAAAGAATCCTTGAACAAGGTAAAGCAGCAGCTTAGGGAGTTCAAGAACTCAGATGAATACAAGAACATGGCCGTTGACCAGAAGAAGGTCGTTGACGAGGCGTTGAGCAACATCCAGTCAACTCTTATCGATAAAGGAGGATTGCTGGCCGACCTACCCGAACAGTTAAGCGAATTGGCCAAGGCACAGGAAGAGCTGTCACAAGCTCAGGAGGAATACAACGAAGCCATGAGAAGCGGAACAGATGAACAGAAGGAAGCTGCCACGAAGAAACTGAATGATGCCCAGAAAAGACAGCAGAACGCTCAGGTCAATGTACAAAAGTCGACAGATAAAACGACAAGCAACCTTGTCACATTGTCGAACGTCATTACCCAGCTTGGTTCAAACTCTGAAATTTCCCTCTCTCAGGTCGGTGATTTGGCCGGAAATATAGTAGACATATTTGCAGAAGAGAGCGAGAAACTTGGAGGTATAATTGGAGCTGCATTTTCTCTTTTAGATGCCATCGGGACACAGGGGTTGGATGGTTTCATAGATAACATATTCAGTAGTGTCTTTAAGTCTGTAGGTGGAATATGGGATACCCTGACTTTCGGAGGATTCAGCAAACTCTTCGGTATTGGAGGAAACGAAAAAGAGGTGCAGGATACAATCAACAGACTCACGAACAGAAACGAAAAGTTGCAGTCTGCCATCGAATCCCTTACAGAAGAAATGAAATCCAGCAAGGGAAGCGAGAAATCCGTAGCAGAGTACAATAAAGCCATCAAGTATCAGGAGGAATACAACAAGAATGTCCTTTCAAAAGCGCAGGCCAATGCTGGCTATCACAGTAAACATCATAGCTGGGCCTATTACATGGGCTGGTCGGAAAGTGACATACAATGGATTCGGGAAAATGTCATGGCAGAGTTCACAGGTACAGATTCCTTGTGGCAGATGTCTCCGGAGCAGATGGATTTATTACGTCAGAATGTGGATTTGTGGCAGAAAATGGCCGATTCAGGGAAAGGAGGCTATGGGAATGGTGTCGTTGAAGCACTAGGTGAATATGCAGATCTGGCCGGAAACCTCGAAGAACTGAAAGAAGGGCTTTTCGAACAGCTTACCGGAATAAGTTTTGATTCCATGTATGACAGTTTCATAGATACTCTCATGGATATGGATGCCTCGGCGGAAGATTTTGCGGATAACCTATCCGAATACTTTATGCGTGCCATGCTTTCAGATAAAATCGGTAACATGTACAGCCAGAAGCTGGAAGACTGGTGGAACAGATTCGGTGAAAGTATGAAGGACGGAAACCTGAGTGAGAGTGAACGTAATTCACTCCAAAACGAATATATGGGGTACGTGAATGAAGCATTGAAACTACGGGATGAACTTGCCGCAGCTACCGGATACGACAAGGCTGGCAGCAGTTCCCAGCAGTCGGCCTCCAGCCGCGGATTCGGTACGGAAATGACGCACGAGGATGCCGGAGAACTGAGCGGTCGGTTCACTGCCGTGTATGAGTCCAATCTTAGGATAGAGACAGCAGAGCAGCAACAGACAGTAGCCATTACCGAACTGCGAGGCTCCATCAGTGCCTTGACATCACAAGTGACCGGCCTATACAACATCGCCGACGAGACACGTACCATCCTGGCCAATTCCTATCTGGAGTTACAGCAAATCAGAGAGAACACAGGCGAAATTGTCAAACCTATCAAACAGATGCAGGCCGACATTGCCGAAGTGAAACGTAATACAGCAAGACTATGACAGGAGATTTATTTATTAACGGGAAGGATGCTTGGAGCACATGGGGTGTCCGCATGGGTGACGGTTTTCTCGATGCTATCGACGGATTCAATCAGATGAAAGACTACATCGAAGATGAGAGCCGTCTGGAGCACGGGAAGCGAATGATAACCGACAATGCAAAAGTAGCATCGCGTGAAATCACTCTCCAGTTCACCATAGAAGGAGACTCAGAAGGTAACTACCGGACAAAGAAGAAAGCCTTTCAGACAGAACTTGAAAAAGGTGCCGTAAACATCAAAATCCCAACTCTTGGGAGCGAAGTCTACAAGCTGGTTTACCTGGGGAAAAGCATCTCTTACGGGTTGAGTATTGACAGGTGTTTCGGTAAGGTTTCAAGTAAGTTTTGCGAACCGAATCCCATGGACAGAAGCGAATAACGAACATTTCCTTTATTGTTTCAAATGGAAGTCCGGATTTTTAGGGCTTCCATTTTCTATTTATGAACTTTGGGGATATGATTGAAATTAAGGACATATCCGGAAAGACAAGGTTCTCCACCCCTATCAATAAAGGGGCGAAGGGAAAGTTTACACTGATGAAAGAGGACTACATAATCCTTCCCTTCTCGGTGCCCTCCCCCATTCCGTTCAAAATTGGTGATTATGTTGACCTAGCTGGAGCGTTGGATGAATCTCTTGGCGGAAAGCTGGCTAAAATCTACGAGATTACCGACATTCAGAAACCAAACTACAACACTTCTACTGGGGGATATGATTACGAATTAAGGCTGGATGCCTACTACTGGAAGTGGAAGAACAAGGTTTTCAAATATACCCCGGAACATGCAGGCAGCGAAGCGTCATGGTCGCTAACAGCAGCTCTCGACGTGCAGTTAGGTGTTTTCCTCAGCAACCTGAAAGCGTTGGGATATACCTATCGAGGAACAGACTTTACATTCAGCATAGATGATACTGTAGAGAATAAGGCCGTAGCGATGACCTATGACAACATGAACTTGTTGGATGCCTTGTTTTCTATGGCGGGTGAGGATAAGTGGAACTGTGATTGCTGGATAACGGACAACGTGATTCATTTTGGGCGAAATGAGTTCGGAGATGCCGTTAAAATCGAGCGTGGTGTCGAAGCGTCGGCTATCACCCGCAGCGAAAGTCAGGGCACTTATGCCACCCGCATCTATGCGTTTGGCTCAACAAAGAATATCCCTACGAACTACCGTCCGACTGACGAGCAGGCCGTGGTGAACGGTGTAGTCCAGAAGCGGCTTATGCTCCCTTCTGGAACCCCTTACATTGACGCATATGAAGGAATGTCGCAGGAAGAAGCCATCGAGGACGTGGTTGTTTTCGACGATGTTTATCCCCGTCGGGTAGGCACTCTATCCGATGTGCACACTCGTACCGAGGAAGTGGACAACGAGGACGGTACGAAAGAAACCATTACCTATTACCGCTACAAGGATACCGAGCTTGAGTTCAAGGAAGAATATATCATCGAAGGACAGGAGCTTCAGGTAACATTCCAATCTGGTAAACTGAACGGCATGGTATTTGGTGTTATCTTCAACCCCACCCCGAAGGACGAAACGCGTGGTAATCAGCTATGGGAGATTGTGAGGAACGAAAACTATGGCCGTCCTCTACCCGATGAGATGATGTATCCTGCCAATGGTGACGAATATGTTCTTTCCGGATTTGACATCCAACTTGTTTCCGACCAGTATATCCCTGCCGCAGAAGAAGAGCTGAAAGAGAAAGCACAGAAGTACGCCGACAAGGTGAAGAAGGACGATGGCACCTACCCTACTACCTTAATGAGCACTTGGGTACACGAAGACCCAATTTCGCGTATATTCGAGTTTGGCCAACGTATCAATCTCGTTGACGACACCTACTTCGAAAACGGGCGTATCTCCCGTGTTTTGGGTTGGGAAATGAATCTGGATATTCCTTGGGACAGCCCAGTCTATACCATCGGTGAAAGTATGCCCTACTCACGCATCGGTGAAATTGAGGATAAGGTGGATTCCTTGACTTACAAAGGACAGAGCTATAACGGGAATGGTAATGGAGTATATGTTATTAGGGTGAATGATTCAACTACCCCTAGTGACAGTAATGTATTTTCTGCATTAAAGTCGTTGAAGACGCTTCTTCGTAAAGACCAGTCGGACGGAACTAACTTCTTGTTGAAGTTCGGTGAGTTCATTGACAGCATGATTGCCGGAAAGGGTGCCGGTATATTCCCCGACGGCCGCGGACAGTTCGAGAAGATTGAGGTACGCAGCGCAATGATTGTGAAGGAACTTATCTATAATCGCTGGTTCGCTCAGGAAGGTAATGTGACATACTCCGAAGCCGGCACAATCGAACGGATTGAACTTCTTGAGGACGGCACATATGACTTGTATCTCCGTCGCAGATGGAATAATGATATCACGGCGTTCAAGGAACAGGACGTTAGTTACGGTTCAGTAAATAATCTGAACTCTACTGGAGAGTATTATGACAGCTGGTTCCGTGTCCTTAGTGTGATGCAGGCAGAAAATAAGATTAACGTAGTTCTCTATCCGGATGAAGAAGTTCCTGGGGGTAAGAACTATCCTCCAGCTGTCGGTATGGTGATTACACGTCGTGGAAATGCGGTAGATGAAGAACGGCAAGGGTTCTGGTATATCTCATCGTATGAGGGCTGCATCTGTATGCTGGATGGCGTCACAAAGCCCGTGCTGGAAGAATCTAATTACAGCATCATTATCGGAAAACTAAAGCGATTGGAACTGTTTGATAACCTCCCAATCAACTACCGGCATAGCTATGTGTATTGCCGTGGTATCGCTATTCAGGACTTGATGCGGATAGACTATCAGGGTGTGGTTGTCGTACAGCTTAACGACCGTGGGTTCTGGTCGCTGGAGGTTGCTCAGAGCGAGAATCCTTATACGGTTGGCCAAGAGACGGTAGATACTGTCTGGCATTACGGCTGTCGCTGGAAATGCCTTGTCACCGGAACAAATGACGAACCTCGCTATTCTAGTACCGGATGGGCAATGATAGAAGGTAATCCTGAATTTACGATAGATATTGATAGCTCAAACGGTTGGCAGTTTGATGGAAGCCAGCTTCAGGAAGGAGTAGTCTTTACGACCTTAACTGTAACCGGACAGCTATATAACCGTGACGTAACAGACAGCATACTTGATACGGACGTGTCTTGGACACGCGATACGGGCAATATATCTGAAGATAATGCCTGGGCTATAAAGCGAGCGGATGCTGGTAAGTCTCTTACGCTGACAGTAGACGATTTGGGGGTTGAATTTGGCCGCACGAAGACTGTTTGCACGTTCAAGGCTCGCGCCTTATTACGTGACGGTCAGACATTCGAAGTTGCAGAGAATGAAATAACATTTTAAAGATATGATAACTACAAGAAAAAAAAGACTGGATGTGAATTATACCCCATTGCAATGCAGTGGGGATATAGAAGCCGTGGGAAGTGTACCTGACCGACAGATATACTCCGCCGACACGAAGGAATATATCCCGGACTACACGCTGACTCCACTTGTGCTGTTTCCACGCTGCAATGCGACTGACCCGGACCAGTACACGAAGTCTGGAGTGGTTAATGCTTCTCTTACCAATATGAAGTGGTATGAGATACTGGGGACGAAGCGAACGCTGATTGAATCCGGTAATACTAATTATGAGATAACCAACGAGGGTGATGCAAAAGGGCAGATTCTAATTAGATGTAACTCTATGGTTACAACGCCACTTGCATTTGAGTTTTACGCTGAATACGTAGACACGCGGACAAATCAGGTATTTCCTTTCAGAATGAGTACGGTAATACCTGTATCAGATGCTACACTTCCAAGTCCAGTCATGAAACTGGACAGCCCTTCCAGCGTAATATGGAATCCGCTTCGAAATCCGTTGTCACGTACAATCAAGGCATCTGTCTTTGTAGGAGGAAGCGATATCGCATCGGATAAGCAGAAGTGCAAATTTTTCTGGTACCGAAAACTGGACACCGGATCATTGGAAGCCATTACAGATGGGAACGGAGATAATGACTGGGAAGTAGATAGTATAGACCACAATACGCTGACCATTAATCAGGATTATATTGGAGAGGAACAGACCTATGTCTGCAAGCTGGCCTATGCAGCAGACGGTAATTTTCCTGGATCACCATCGGACAATGCACCTGTAGTCAGTACCACCATCCGACGACGTATTCCTGATGTGGAAGCAGACTGGAAAGGAGTTCCTTCGCAGTTTCCAGGAGGTACCACTAAGTTTACTCCGGAAGCGTTTGTGATGGACGGCATGGGCATTATCCCTAATGCGGATGAATGGCTCTGGTTTGTGTGGAACGTAAAATCTCCATATTCGCAGAGTTACAGCAGACAGGCTATCGGAGTAAAGCCGACAATCACATTTATCCCTGGAATGATGCTGGAACTGGAGGTACAGGATAGAGGGCCACAGGCAATACTGATAGATGATACGGATGGCACCGTACTGCAGGATGCTGATGGTAATGTTTTATTTGACAGAATTAATAACTAATACATACGACTATGGCATATTACGTAAAAGTGACAAAACAGGTGTCTGATAAGATGAATCTTACTGCAATACGCAATAAGACTGCGGATGGAAACGTGCTGCTGTGGCAGGCAGATTTAAATAGAATTGAAGGTGATACCATATTTGAACGCGCAGAGCGGATAGGCGGAAAGGCTATTACAGCTCAGGAAGCCAAGGCTGAAACAGACGGTACAGAAAATCCTGCCGAAGTATATACACCTGACGAATATAAGGAAGATACACCTACCGTCTTGCCGGAGATATCAGATAACACCGTATCTACTGAAGTAGAGGAAGGAGGTACATTATGAGTGAAGCAAGTGTATCACGGCAAGTAGTGTATGTGCGGAAGGGTAGCGTGTATATGCCTTTCCTTCAGTCAAACATGGGAGACTTATATCAGGAGTACCAGGGTACGGCAGATAATCCGACAAATATCACGCCGGATTTCACTACGTTGACGCCGATGTTGAGTTACATCATCACCTCTTCTTTAGCCGCTGCCGGGATTGTGGTTCCTTCGTCAGTTAAATGGTTTTTCAATGATACGGAGCTTACGTTTGGAAGCAACAAACTTTCAACGAATACTTTTGGTGGCGAAACTGGCCATTTTGAGCACGTTCCGTATTCTTCCGGAACACAAAATTATTTTGCACTGAAGATAAAGAAGAACCTGGTGAAAGCATCTGCTGGTGCTGCATGTAACATTAAAGCAGAAGCGACTATTGCAGTCGGTAATACCAGCGACAAGATACAGTGCGTGTACAGCATACCTGTTACTGTAGGTGTGGGTAACAGTAAGCGCGTGACCATCATGGCCGGTGACAACAAGTTCTTTACACTGACTGATAAGGGAGACTCCTGTATACTCAAGGCTATGGCTTACGTGGGTAGCGAACAGCTTAACACTTCGCTGACATACAAATGGTATACGTTACAGTCTGGCAGCTGGCAGCAGATTGGTGGACAGACAAGCCAGAATCTTACTGTAACCAATGATATGGTAGATACCACCGGACAATTTAAGGTAGAGGTGTTCCAGGATGGAAACCTTATCGGGATGGATGTCCAGACGGTAGTAGATGCTTCTGACCCGTTCGACATTATTACCAACCCCAATCCAGAGAGTGAAACGATTGAGCAGGGAAGCGGTGGTACGGTAGTCTATACGCCAATACTCGTCAAACGTGGAAGTATAACCAAGTACAAGGAAATGAAGTTCTACTTTGTATTCACGGACAGTGCAGGTAATATTCTTAACCCCAGTACATCTACTACACCATCTGCAACCGGAACCGTAACTGAAGCTATGTGTGAACAGGCTTCCGGAAATGTGGCTGTATCAATAACTACGGAGGAGTAGGTATGACATTAGCAACCAAAACAACTGAAGTAAAATATCTTCAAAAAGGCCCTCAAGGAAATAAAGGGGCTAAACTTCGTATGAGAGACTGGAAGGAAGGAGAGGAGTTCCTTGCTGGTGCAGAAGGAGAAGCATATTACGATGGTGCGCCCGTATAGGCGATATAATAAATATAGCATTGGCAAGCTATTAGGTAAG